ATGGCAATGGCGCTGCCCGACGGGTGGGACGCTACGCAAATGAAGCCGGAACACCCGACGGCTACGTTCGCTGAATTTCGCAGGTCGCTGATCAACGAGATCGCGCGCTGCCTCAACATGCCGTTTATCGTCGCCGCTCTCGACTCCTCAAGTGCGAACTACTCGTCGATGCGGGGCGACTACCTCGTGTATCGGAAGCACATCAATTCGCTGCGGCGAGAGTCTGAGCGGAACGTGCTCGACCCGCTCCTCAAGGGGTGGCTTGACGAGGCCGCGCTTGTGCCTGGCCTCCTTCCCAACGGGCTCGGGCCGGTGGCTGAGTGGAAGTGGCGGTGGATTTGGCAGGGGTGGGAGCACGTTGACCCCGTCAAGGAAGCCGACGCACAGACGATCCGCCTCTTGAACAACACGACAACCCTTTCCGACGAGTGCGCGAAGTTGGGCGACGACTGGCGTCGCGTCCTTCGCCAACGAGCCGCCGAGAAAGCGCTGATACGCGAGCTCGGGCTCGACGATCCCGCTCCGACCGCAAAGGCGCCGACGGCGAATCCGCCGGCCGACGATGCGGCCACGGTCAACGACTGACACACAAGAGGAGGACGGACAACACCAGGGGGGCCACGACATGGGCGACGAGTTCGATGCCTGGGACGACTCGGATCTCGATGACCTCGTACTGATGGAGTTCGACTGAGATGACCAACGCGACACACGCAACCGACAACTCGCTCAAGCTTTCGGCGGACTTCGACCTCCGCGCGATGGACGGCGATTCCGCGCGGACGCCGACGTTCAGCATCGAAGCCTACACCGGAACATCGATCCGCCAGGGGTGGTCGAGGAACCCGCTCGTCGTTGACCTCGCCGGCATGTCGGCAAAGAACGTGCCGATCCTCTACGGGCATGACGCGGGGTCGCTCGACTCGGTGCTGGGGCAATCGAACTCCATCACCAATGACGGTCGCGTCCTGTCGCTGTCTGGCGACCTTATCGGAGAAGGCCCAACTGCGGAGCGGGTGATCGCGCTCGCGAAAAAGGGGATGCGGTGGCAGGCGTCGATCGGCGCCGACATCCATCGAATCGAAAACGTCGATTCCGGCCAGAAGGTGATGGTGAACGGCCGGGAGTTCGTTGGTCCGATCTCTGTGGTTCGCGCGTCGAATCTCAGGGAGGTGTCAATCGTTTTGATGGGAGCCGACGCCAATACGTCGACCCGCATCGCGGCGGAACTCGCGAAGGAGGATCTCCATATGGCGGACAACGCCAACCCCCAGCCCACCGACAAGGTGGAAGCCGCGGCGACTGGCGCCGTGGAGAAGCCCGTCATCACGCAAACCCTCGGCATTGAGGCAAAGGGCGGCGACGGCGCCGCGGCGGACGACAAGTCCCCGGGTGCCACCGACGTCCTCCGCGCCGAGCTCGCCAAGGAGCGGGCAGCTCGCGAGGAACAGGCCAAGCGCCTGGAACTCATGGAACTCCGGATGTCTCGAGCCGGCTCCGTCGGTATCCATGTCGCCGAGCCCCCCCGCGGCGAGAAGGTGGTCGAGGCCGCCCTCTGCCTCCAGGCGGGGCTTCCAAACGTCGACGAGTCGTTCGACGAGCGGACGCTTGAGGCTGCCGACAAGGTGCGGAAGACAATCTCCATCTCGGAGGTGCTCGTCCGCGCCGCGAAGGCGAACGGCTATTCCGGGTCTGACCGGCTGTCGAGCGGGAACCTCGGCCAGGTGCTTCAGGCGTCCTTCGCCACGCACCAGATCAGCGACCTCCTCTCGGCGGTCGTGAACAAGTTCCTGCTCTCCGGGTTCAACGCCGTGGAGAGCACCTGGCAGAACGTGTCCGCGATCCGGAGCGTGAGCGACTTCAAGTCGATCAACATGTTCCGACTCAACGGCTCGTTCAAGTTCCAGAAGATCGGGACTGCCGGGGAGATCAAGGTTGCCGCAGGCTCCGACTACAAGCGGAGCGTGAATGCGGACACCTATGGGATCGGAACCAGCCTGACTAGGCAGGAAATCATCAATGACGACCTCAATGCACTCTCGCAGATCCCGCAACGGATCGGGCGCGGTGCGGCGCTATCGCTCAACGATGTGATCTGGGGTGAGTTCCAGTCCAGCAACGACACCTATTTCCAAAAGGTGACCGCTGCTGCCGGGAACGCCCTCTCCCTGGCGAGCCTGAAGACCGCGGCCACGGCGTATCGCAAGCTCAACGACCCCGACGGCAATCCGTTGGGAATCGCTCCGAGCCTGCTGCTCGTGCCGCCGGAACTCGAGATCACGGCGGCGGAACTGATGACGAGTTCGCTGCTCATCGCTGACGGTGTTGGTGCTTCGGCCAGCAAGGCCCCGTCAACGAACGTGCTTCGCGGTCGGTATCGCGTGGTGGTGAGCAACTACCTCACCTCTGCGACGACTTGGTGGCTCATGGCGGACGGTGCGGACCTCCCCGCCCTCGACGTCGTGTTCCTCAACGGGCAGCAAGTCCCGACGATCGAACAGGTCGCCGCGGACTACCAGATGCTCGGGGTCCAGATGCGTGGGTACATGGATTTCGGCGTGATCAAGAGCGAACCGCTCTCCACGCTCGGCATGCGGACTGCCTGACCCTCACGCCAAACGTAGCCCCGGGGTGGCATCGCGTCACCCCGGGGCTTGACATACATCAAGCTCTAGGAACACGAAAGGTAGGTGATCCAAGTGGCAGACTACGGACAGGTCGGGGTTAATTTCGATTACACCCCGTCGAGCGCGGTGACCGGCGGCCAGCCGATTCAGATCGGGACGATGCTTTCGGTCGCCCCGCGGCCGATCGCGGCGAACGCTCTCGGTGCGGTGTCGGTGCAGCGTGTCTTCGGCCTTCCCAAGCCGACCGGCGCAGGCACCGACTACGCGCAGGGGTCGAAGGTGTACTGGTACAACGCCCAGGCGGTGACCGGCGTGACTGGCGTTCAGGCCGGCTACGTCGCGAAGAAGCCTGCGACGACCGACGCGACCGTCAGCGTCCTCCTCTGGCCGGGCTCCTGAGCTTGGTCTGACTGAGCATGGAGAGGCGGCGGCGGACGGTATTTCCGCCCGCCGCCGCCCTCTCGCTTCCCTTGGAGGTAGACGGTGGCCGACCTCATCGCGAACGGGACGTCGTGGTTTGAAGACCAGCGGAAGAAGTTCCTGTCGGTCGACGCAGAATGGCGCCCCGCCAACAGCATGTTTGGCCGCACCGTCAAGGCAACGATCGGCGGCACGAAGTGGGAGGGCATCGACGCCGCTGGGCAAGTGATTCGGCTCGACACGAAAGCCTTCTTCGTGGGTGTCGACGAGATTCCTGAGTCGCCTCGAGTGGGCGATCGGATCATCCACATCGAAAACGGCAAGCGCCTCACTTACGAGGTGATCAAGCCGTCACTGACCGACAATTGCTGGAACTGGGCCGACCGGTTGCAACGCACGCGCCGCATCCACGCCAACCTCGTGAGCGCTGACTGATGCCCTACTTCTCAATCTCCTCACCGACCTCCGGCAACGCGACCCAGCTGCGGGGCGTCGCGATCGCCGCCACCGGACCTTCGACCGGCCAGTCGCTCGTCTACGACGGCACCTCGTGGGGGCCCGGCCAAGGGGTGACCGGCCCGACTGGCGCTGGCGGCAAGGACGGTCCGCAGGTGTTCTCAGGATCTGGCGCGCCGCCGAGCAACGTGGGCAAGACCGACGATTTCTATTACGACACAACGAACGGCCGGTGGTACGGACCGAAGGCGAATGGATCCTGGGGGACGCCGCTGTCGCTTGCGAGCGGGCAGATGGGACCGACGGGAGTTACCGGGCCAGCCGGGAGCGCCGGCAGCACGGGGCCCACCGGGGTTGGTGCGACGGGGCCGCAGGGGCAACAGGGAGCAACCGGCCCGAGCGTGACCGGGGCGACCGGTCCAGCCGGCGGGCCGACTGGCGCCACCGGCGCCGCTGGAGCGATTGGCGTTCCTGGCACCATCGGACCTCAAGGACCGACCGGGCCGTCGGTGACCGGCCCGACGGGGCCCGCTTCGACGGTTACTGGGCCAGCTGGAGTCACGGGGCCTGCAAGCACGGTGACGGGGCCAACCGGGCCGTCTGGTGGTCCGACGGGTCCGACCGGATCGGGCGCGAGCCGCAACGACGGTTTTTTGTGGGCGACAGGCGTCGGCACCGGTGGCACGTTCACGATCGGATCCAGCACGGCGAAGTATGTCTTCGGGTCGCCGCAGTATGCGTCGGGGACATACGGCAGTTACTACATCTATTTGCCGTCACCAACCGGCGTGGCAGGCATGGATTTTCGCATCCAAAACGTCGGCAGTGGCGGCCAGCTTTTCATCATTGGGCCGACCGGGGTTGCAATCGGACCGATCGCGACGATCAATACCCTCTCCGGCAATTGGTTCGTCTCTGACGGCGCTGGATGGAGGGTGTTCTAGTGCCCTACTTCTCCATCTCGTCGCCGTCCTCGGGAAACGCAACTCAACTCCAGGGTCGCGCTGTTTCCTCGACCGCCCCGACCGGCAGCCAAGTGCTCGCGTGGAACGGTTCGGCCTGGGCGCCGGCCACGGGCGTGACCGGACTCACGGGCGCGACCGGCCCCGCAGGGTATGACGGCGCGAAAGTGTTGAGCGGTTCCGGCGCTCCGTCATCGCTCGTCGGCGCGAGCGGAGACTTCTGGGTCGACACGACAAACGGTCGCCTTTACGGACCGAAATCATCTGGAGCGTGGGGGACGCCGCTCCAGTTGACGAGCGGCCCCGCAGGCCCGACCGGCCCGAGCGGGGTTAACGGATCACCAGGCACTGCGGGATCCATCGGAGCTACCGGGCCGACTGGCGCCTCAATCACTGGCCCTACAGGCGCGGCTGGCGCGACCGCGATCGGCGGCAACGGGTCGCCGTTGAGCAGTGTCGGTAAGAATGGCGACTGGTACATCGACGTTGCTGCCGGGGCACTCTACGGACCCAAGGCGGCCGGAGCGTGGGGCGGGGTCGCCGTCTCGCTCAAGGGAACCACAGGTCCAACCGGCAGCCCGCAGGCACCGGGGGTTCGGTACTACTCCGGAACTACTTCGGAGACGCTCGCACTTGAATCGGCGGCGACGCATGTGTTCGCAAAATCGACTGGCGTGAGCGCGACGCTTCCGACAGGCGTAACCGGGAGCGCGCTCCGCATTCTCAACGCAGGACCAGCCGCGATAACGATCTCGCACCCCACGCTCACTTACTCGCTCGCCGCCCCCAACGAGACGATCGTCGTGTGGACCGGCGCCGCGTGGACCAACCCCTGGACGAGGTGAGCAAGTGCCCTACTACTCCATCTCGACACCGACCACCGGCAACGCGACGCAGTTGCAATCGCGACCCGTGTCGACGGCCGCGCCGGCCGCCGGAAACTCGCTGGTGTGGGACGGCACGGCATGGGTGCCAGCCAACGGCGTTACTGGGCCGACGGGGCCGGCGGGCCAGGACGGCGCGAAGGTTTACAACGGCGCTGGAGCGCCCGCGGCGACGTTCGGCAACTCGGGCGACCTGTGGGTCGACACCGCAGGGCAGCGAATCTACGGACCTCGAGCTAACGGCTCGTGGGGGACGCCGATGAACCTGTCCCCAGGACTTCCTGGGCCGACGGGCGCGACGGGTTTCGGTGCCACTGGACCAACGGGCGCATTAGGAAGCACCGGGCCTTCGGGGGCCGCTGGGGCAAGCGTTACCGGGCCAGCCGGCGCGACAGGGGCGCAGGGCAATCAAGGCAGCCAGGGTGCGACAGGTGCGGCCGGCGCGACTGGGCCTTCGGGTGCAACCGGCGCCGCATCCACGGTTACGGGGCCGACCGGACCCGTTGGCGCGCAAGGCAATCAAGGGGCTCAAGGCGCTGTTGGATCAACCGGCCCGACGGGCGCGCCGGGGTCGCCAGGAGCGTCTGGAGCGGCCGGCAGCGCTGGCGCTGTCGGCGCGACTGGCAGCACCGGGCCGACGGGGAGCTCTGGGCAGCCAGGAGCGGCATCAACGGTGACCGGGCCCACCGGCGCTGCCGGCGCAGCCTCCACAGTCACCGGACCGACCGGCGCTACCGGAGCCGCAGGCGCTGCCGGAGCCGCGAGCACCGTGACTGGGCCGACCGGCGCTACCGGCGCCGCAGGCGCTGCCGGAGCCGCGAGCACTGTCACGGGGCCGACCGGCGCGACCGGCCCGCAGGGGACGGCGGGCACGAACGGCACCAACGGCACCAACGGCAGCGCGGGTGCGGCCGGGGCCACCGGCGCGACTGGTCCGGTCTACGCTCCGACCGTCACCGGCGTCTCGCTCTCCGCCACCGGCGTTTACAACCCGCTGATCCTTGACGGCGCGTTCGACGTTTTCTACTTGACGCTTGCCACCGGCGCAGCGATTCAAGCCCTCTCAATCACCGGATCGACCGGAACGACAAAGCAGTTTATGAACATTGGCTCAACTGGCGTGGCAACGCTCAATCACGCGACTGGCACAAACGCGAACGCTCGCCTTTCCAACGTCACCCTCGGGAATATTCAGCTTCCGGTCCTCGGTGGCGTGGCGGTTCTTCAGTACGACGGAGCCGCGTGGCGGGTGTTTTGATGCCGCTCCCCCCGTTCGTAATTCCGCGCTTTGACCCGCGCCGCATCCCCGGTCTGCACTCGTGGTGGGACGCCTCCGACTCCGCCTCGGTCACGCTCGACTCGGGCCGCGTGTCGCAACTCTCCGACAAGAGCGGCAACGCTCGGCACCTGACGAACACGACCAGCGGATCGACC